TCTAGTGATAATCGGTTTTAAGATTTGTTTAATTAATAAGATTTGCAATTTTTACTCCTTCTTATTTAGAAGGGTCTAACTGCTCAATGGCCGATAATATATATTATGATACCATTATGAGACTCATTGTGTTGACCCATACGTTTTTATAGCTTTGTACATTTGTAAATGTAAAGCCCTTTTTTTAAAAATGTGTCATTTTTTTACTTTTAACACCAAGGAACATATGTTTTTTTAGACCCTGACCCCCCTGTAGGGGTGTTTTTCTTTGGTCTATCTTTGCACCTTATCCGCAAGTCCTTGACCCTAAAGTTTTTGGGGGATTTTTTCCGCTTCGCTAGAGCCTGTTCAGGCGGTGCTGTAGCCGTTCGCTCCCGTTGTTCAACGGGTGGACTGTATATTTCTATTCCCCGTCCAATTCCGCGTACTGTACTTCGGCGTAGGTTCGCCGTCGTTGTATTTGTTGTCCTTGTTTTATTGTTTTTATTACTTCTGGTCTTTTTTCGTGCCATTCGTCATTCTCCGATAATATTTGCAATCCTGTTTTGTTTTCGTCTTCCCAATATACTATTGGTATTCCGTCATATGTTGCTTCCACCATATATATATCTTTAAATATTCCGTCTCCTTGGCCTTCAATCCAAGGTTCTACATATTTTACAGGTTGATAATGGAGGCGTTCGTACATTTCTTCGTCTGTGTACTGTATTTCCGTTATATCGTCGTAGTAATCTGTTACTAATTCCGATAACGGTTCGTGTGAATATTTGTCTTCCCACTCATTGACAAAAGTTTCCATGAAATTTTCTCTTGTTTTGCCTTGCATCATAAACCCTTTCTCTCTATTTTTATAATCTCTCACATCCCCAAACTTATAAAAATATGTTTGCGGTGCGAGTGCTTGTTCAACATATTGCTTCGCTAATTGTTGAAAAAAATCGTGTCCTAATGGAGGTTTTTTGCTCATAGCCAAATGGCTATCGCTTTGCCTTGATGTCTGATCTTTCAGAACATATTTAAGGCAATATTCAAAACCCTTCCAATCAGGTTCTTGAAAATAACTGAACCCATGTTTCCAATATTTCCAATCTACCCTTTTATTTGCCGTCACTTCTGGCCAACTATCCTTAAAGAATAGTATTATATGCCAATGTGAACGTCCTTTTGCACTTCCGTATTCTCCAGTGACTATGTAACGACATTTATGTTTTTTACGCAGTCTTTTAAGAAAATCCTGTACGTCTTTATAAACTAACGTTACTGCATGAACTTTTTCGTGATCTTTTAATTTATCATCTCCATACGTTAATGTTACTGCGTAAGTTTTTTTTGAAAACTTACTTTCGGCAATGCATCTTCCAACGTAATCGTTAACTCTACGTTTTCGGCATTGCCAGCATTCGCGACACCCAACTTCCGTCCCATCATCTAATTTTGTTGGTGCTATGCACATAATTTAAATCTGTTCCTGTAGTTTGGTGTCACTAAATGCATATCTTAACAAGGGTAGGGGATATCTAATCGGCAAACGGAACTCCAATACTTGGAGTTTCCGTTCCGTTTGCCTCGTGTAAGTTATTCAACTTACTGTTTTTTATTTGATTTGGTCTTGCCAATTGTCTAATTCCCAGTGTGCGGGATCGTAGAAATTCCAATCTCCGCCCCAATCTAATTTTATATTTCTTTTACGCGCTATTTCTTTGCCGACTGCTCCTATACAGTCCCATTCTTTTTTGCTTAATTGCCATGCGCGTGTGGCGTGAATTATATCCACGGCCATTCCATATTGGTGCGCACCAAATCCGGCAGATGCTTTGCTTCTGCCTTTATCGTATAACTCTTGTTGCCGTTCTGCAGATCGTACAAATTCAAACGCTCGCAATGGGATATTGCGTCGCTTCATTGCTTTGGAAAATGCTTTCCAAAACTCAATTATATCAGGGTGTACCCCTACATAATCGTTATCTGTTTGCTGAATTTTAACCCAGAGTGATTTTGATGCATTAGGTTCTGCTAATGATCTAGCCGCTTCTACGTATGTTCTATGCACCAGCTCATCGCGGTGCCAGAACTGGATACGGTCAATAAACCGTATCCAGCGTAGAAACTTACTCGGGGGTTTCTCCTGCATCTTCTGTTTTTGCCTCTACTGGCGCTTCAACTACTGTTTCCGCTTCTGCTTTAATTTTTGCAACTTCAGCTCTTAATACGGCTCTTTCGGCCTCTAGCTGCGCGTTGCGTTGTTGTTCATTGTGTCTCATAAATTGCACCATTCGATCAAACTCAGTTGAGTTATTTACGCGTGGCTCTATCGATGTAAAACTTGGGTTATCAGTATTTTCAACTGCTTGATCCAAGTCTGGTATATTTACAAATACATCAGCTGATTTTTCAGCTTTAATTTGCACATATGTTGTTGCAGGTGCTGTATATTGAATTTCGGTTTTTCCGTTTGATGTTCCCACCAATACGGCATCAGACATTTTATTATTGTCTGCTACCCAAATTTCAATGTTTGAATTTGCTGTAATTTCAAACTTTACGTGTCTTGGTTTGCTTGATGCAAACTCAATAACTTGACCTGCTTTTGTAACTGTCCACTTATTTATGTTGCCGTGTTTTATTCTATTCATTTTCTATTTTCCTTTTTTAAAATGAGCAGGGGAGGGGAGGGCTCCCCTGCTTTTTATCACTTCACGATACGTGAGGAATCAACTTGTGAAGTAATTGTGTCGTAATCGCTTGTTGCGTCAGTTTCTTGTAGTGCTGCACCGAATACGGTGTTTCCTACAATTTGCATGTCCGATAGACATGTAATTTCAAAACTGTCGCTTACTTGGTCAGAAAATACTTTCTTGTGTAAATTTGAACAAAGATAGAAATCTTCGTTCAAACTCGGTGAGGTTTGCTCGGCAGTCCAGATTTTTGCGCGATCTTCGTCAAATGCGTCATCTGCAGGGCGGTAATATTTACCACCTACATTTACGGCATCTCGCATCCACATATGATTAAGTGGAGCGTAACCGAATGTGCCATCTGGTGTTGCATGGTTTACATCCGCGTGATCATTTTTGACGACATCCGTTTTTTCTGGGTCTAAAAAATCGCTCAGATAGTTTGGTAACGTATCTGGATCTGTTGTATATAAGAAATAATCTTTCTTACGTTCCCATAATTGTTCTGGCACAATTTCTGCTGTTATCATTATAACACCGCCTGTATTCATTGCGGGTGTTCTGATTGACATATCAATTGTTGCCATACCGTTTGTTGCTGACTTATCCAAGTTTGCGCCGTCTGTTGCATAACGTTTGTTAAATCCTATCATTGCACGTTGACGACCCAATAATATTGGTTGCTTTAATGCTTCCTCAGGAACTCTAATTCCTGACATAAGCAAATCAATCACATGTTCGGATGAAATTCCATCGTACTTTGCTCTTAATTTAGCAAATGCCGCTGTTTTACGTGCTTGATCAATGTCAGCAAGTGACATTGTTGCGTTACCGCCTGTTGATAACTCTGCATATATATCTTCAAATAAATATAAATCGCCTTCGTCAATAATATCAGCACCAGACATTGCAGGTGCAAGATGTTGATTTGTATCACTATTATTTGATGATGCAGTTCCAACTATTGTATCACCTCTATATTTTGGTGCTTTAATTGGAGCTTGAAATGTCAATCCGGCAAGTGTTACTTGTCCGTCAATTAAATTCTGATCATAATCAGGAACTATATTTTGCATTCCGTTATTAATCCAAAACGCATCAGCTAATCTATGATCAAATGCGTTTCTTAATGGTAACGATTTTGATCTTGCTTTGCGTCTATGGTTAATTATTGCATTATATGCTTCAACTATTGTTGAATTTAAATTTGTTGCTTGTGTGTGTATACCCATTGTTTGATAAAAAACATTTGTATCTGTAGAACTATCATAATAATTCACAGTATCATATGATGATGCATCTGGTAAATTAGCTTCATCATTTGTCAGTGGTCTGAAAAGTTTATTTTTTTCAAAAAATGGTACTACACTTCCTGCGGCACCATTTTCTTTTTTATATGAACGGTTTAATTCGTCCATTGATCCGTTAAAACGGTCAAATGCAAGCATTGGTACGAAATGAGCGTAAAGTGTTACGCCAACACCGTTCATTAACATTTCTGATGTTTCCATCATTTCAACGTTAAGTCTAACTTTACCGCTTCGAACGCCGTCTTCACGGTGTAGCCATTCATATTTCAGTGGCAGGATTTTTCCTGCATCACCCGATGTTAAAACACGGCCTTTTGCAGTACGTACAGACTTCTGGACTGCAATAGGTGAGTTTGGTATCATTTCAGTCATTCTCATTTGCGTTTTCTCCTTGCAATGATTTTGGTTATAATTTTTCGTATTTTTTTACACTTGGCGCACATTATTTGCGCCTATTGTACCAATTTGGTATTGTGTCTGGTGACAATGCATCCTCAATTGGTATTCCTTGATTTCTTGTGAAGAAATCACCTACAGATGATAATGCACCACCTAATTTATTTACAAAATTTACTCTATTATCTGCGGCTAAACTTGATAATTTTGATGGTTGATTAACATTCTTTTTTAATACATTTATAGCGTCATCAAATAGATCATTTGCTTTATTATATCCAATTACATATGGATGACTTTCAAATATTGACTTTCCTTGATTTGGTCCAAATCCTAAGAAATCAATTCCAAATGTATTTTGCTGTCCTCCTAATGAGAAAGCATTTGTTACCTCAGATACTTCACCAAATATTTCCGCCATTAAACCAGCGTTTAATGACTGATTTGGTAATACTTTCATATGTCGAGCCATAGAAAGTGGTATTTCAAATTCTTTATTTAAATACTTAACTGGTACTTTGTTATCTGTATCATTAAATCCAATGTATGGATCATTTTGTATATTAGATAACAAACTTTTTGTACTTGCGTTTAAATTTGTAAGCTGTGCGTCTTTCATTTTTTTATTATAATTTGCTTCAAGTATACTTGGTATTCCTTGTGCAAATGTTTGAAAAAATGCCCCACTGGCTAAATTGCCAGATGGTCCTTTTGTACTACCTTGTCCGCCTGTGGCTCGTAGTACTGTTAATGGATTAAATCCATTTTGCTCTGCTTCGCGTCTTAATTTAGCTAAATCTAAATCATTTGCGCCTTGCATAGCTTTTGCTGTTTTGCGTGCTCCGATAGCGCTTAACGCGGCTGATCCAATTGCACCCCAAAATGCGCTCATATTATATTACTCCCGCGTTTATCAACGTGTCCGAGA